TCTCACTCAATTCTAAAAATGCCATAATAATACATCCTCTAGTGTAGTGACCAATGCCCCTACTTTCATAGGGGCAAAGGCCACATTTACTTATTTAGAGATTGCCCCACACTCTTACTCTAATAAAACCTTCATCAGCAGTGCCGGATTGTTGTCCAGTACCAGCATGAAGTAATATTTTCACACTCGTACCTGACTCATACGCACCAGCAGTGCTAACGACAGCCATTGGCATATGTCCAGTACCCTCTACACCTGTTACTAGAACACAGTGTAGTGAAGACAGACCCAATTCACTCGCTAACAAGGTTATTCCGCCTTGCACATAGTTGCTGATTTCAACAATAGCATCAACAACGTATTCATCACCTACTGCCTTCGGGAGCGTAACTCCCTTGTGGTCAGCAACTAATGTAACTGAATGTGCCATGCTTAATCACCTCACGCACTCTTTAGGTTGGTTATCTTTCCTTGACCCTTGAAGAAGGAACAGCCAGTCTCAGCAATGGTTCGATACATTGCCCTGTTTCCTAGCGTTCCAACACCGAATGGGTTGCCGTTGTCAATACCATCCTCGAAATACTGAGTAGGCTTCATAACGCTCATCCAAAGATGGTCGGTATCAAGTATCAGTATGTCACTGAGTCTGTTTGAGGTAGATTCACCTGTGCTTGGCATATCCTTACAAGGAATAATTGGTATGTCAAAGTAAGTAGCGACTCTAAAGCCAACTTCTGCACCCTTAACACCCCTTACGCCGTTGTGCGTAGGAATAATCTCCCTTCGGTCCATGAACCTCTCCTGTGCTTGTAGCAAGTCACCGAGATGCTGAATGGTGTCATATCCAGTTAGGATAACCTTTGGACTACCACCGTTCTGTCGAAGTCGCCTTAGCATATCGTTTAAGATAGTCAAGGTCATAATACGACAGTTGTTCGTAGCATATCCAGCACCGAAATCAACCTCTGCATCTAAGAAAGAAGCAGTAGCGTTACCGCTACCATCTAAGTCCCTACTGTTGTCACCGTAAACCTTGCTTATGGTGTCTGGGGTAGAGCCAGACGTTGTTGCTATTAACGAAGCATCCTGCAATGCTGCTATCTCAGCACCTGAAGCAACTACCTTCATCAAAGAAGTATATTGCCTACCAAGGTTTGTTACTGTGTTTGCTTCGTCATACTTCTCAAGAGGCATTAGTAGCATCTTGTTCTGTACTTCAGCATGGTGCTTACCCATATCCTCACGGATTAAGGCTCTTAAGTCACCTACACCATCGTCAATCTTAGCCATCTCAAGAGCAATCTCAGAGAACTCAAACAGATGTGCAACGGTCTTAGGGCTGGTAAACAGCGTTGTGTAGGTAGGTGCTAGAGCCGCTAGGTTTCCTGTACCTATTGTAGCATTCTCTTCAACAGCACCTAACCTGTCTGCTCTTGGAGCATCTGCTCCAAATGCACCTGAACCAACATCAAAGGTGGAACCAGTTCCACCGGATGCTCTGCCTGTCAGTATTCTCCATCCACTCGATGTGTATGGCCTCTTTGGAAGTATAGCCAAAGCGTTAACCTCTTGGTTAAGCATAGACCAAACTTTCTGTCCAAATACAGTGTTGTATAGCGAAGAAACCCCCGCAAACCCTGAAGCAACTGATGTGCTTGCGTCGTGGGCTGTGTGTAGTCCAGCAACAACACCTGCACCCTTCAATAGGGTATTTCCTGTACCGCCCCTAATTCCATAGGTTGCGGCCTCTAAATCTCTCATAGTCTTAATATATCCACTCATCTTAATCACTCCTCATATCGTGAAACAAAATTGTTTATCTCGGCCCATGACATTTCCGACACATTAACATCAGGTATCTCTACCGTATTTGCCTTTGCAATCGTATCAGTCTGCTCTGAAAGGGATTTCCTTAGTGTAGCAAATTCCTCTCTTAGTGCTTCGACTTCGTTCTTTGCGTCATACTCGCTTCGTGCAACTTCGGCCTTTCGGACGGTTTGCTCGCTAGCGAACCTTGCAGCAAACTGGTCTTTTAGAGAATCATAAGCCATCTTCTCCAACTGCTCTGCTTTGAAAGCCGCGTATGCTTTCTCTACGTTTTCCGAGGAAAGGTCTAGAGTAGCAAATTCATCATCTGACCACTCCTTGTAGAGAGAACCTAACTGACCTGCTTGTTCGTGCTTTTTGCCCTGTGTTTCTGTACCTGCACCAGCATTCTCAACAAACCCTTCAGGTCCGGTTCTTCCTTTTCTTTCCATATCATCTGGCATTTCTGCCATTTCGAGGTCTTTATCTGCCATTTCAAGGTCTTCTTCATCAGAATCCATAGACTCATAGCCCATTTTTTCTTTGTCGTCGTCCATAGACATTTTTTCCTCATCTTTCTCCTTCATGGACATCTTCTCTTCGTCGCCCATGTCGGACTCTTCTTTCTTGAAGTCGCTTAACTTAGTCATAAGACCGTTTAACTCCTCAAGTGCTTTTTCCAACTTTTCACTCATTTTATCTTTCTCCTCTTTTAGAATGTCAAACTTTGCTTCTGGATTTATCCCTTTCTCACAAATTGTTACTTCATGGAGTTCTAATTCGTCAATTTCGTTATATTCACCTAATTCTTCATTAGACTTTTTTCTTTTACTTAAGGCTTGACCACCTATACTAAATGAACGCAATGTTCCTTTTCTAATACCTCTTGATATTTCTTTTGCTTTTTCTATGTCATCTCTTAATTTAATAACAACATAAAACCCTACATCATCTACTTGTGTTCTATGGAGATTACCATTTTTATCTCTATATTTTTCTATTACATCTCCTACTTGAACATTTGAATGGTTTGACATTACATTTCTGTATTTTTCATCTTTCATGTATTTTATTACTGCTTTTTCTAATGCCTTTAGTGTAATTAAATCATTTTGCTTGTCTACTATTTCTATTGAAGCATATCCACCTATGATTAAATCATCTGACTTTAGAATATTAAATTCATTATCATCTCCAGATTTCAACAATATTGACTCGGACACAGGGACACTTCCTACTTTTACTATATCAAGTGAGCGTTATTACTTTATTTGCATGGTTAATTTTTTATACCTATCTTCACTAATATCCCATATACCTTCGTCATCTGACCTTTGTAGCATCTTTTGTTTGATTCCAGTCCAAGCAAGCCATGTATCTTGCTTTTTAACAGGTATGACTCTCAAATGCAATCTAGTCTCAAATTTATCACCTTCTAATTTATACTCATGATAACCATGCTTTTGAACTCCCATGAGTATTTTGCCACTATCTAAGAGTTTATCTTTTTGTATTCCTCTAGAAACTTCTGCTGGATATTTACCAGACTTACCAAATAAGTTGTAAATATCTTTTGAATTATCTATATCAATAGTCCAAGCAAATGTCTCATTCTTATAATTAATTATAAAATCTATATTATTGTCCTTCCTAGTATATAGTTGAAACTTACCATATTTGCTATCATCTTCTTCCTTGTCTTTTATGATTATCTTGGAGTTAGCAGTGAATTTTTGACTGCCTAGTGGTATGAACGCATCGTGGTCATTCATGAAATTCTTTAGTTTCCTTGGGTTGTTCTCAAACATAGATTCAGTCAATTCCGAATCTCTCTTCACTATGTACTCAAATATATCCTTAACGTGTATGCCCTTCTCATCAGGGTCTTCTTCTTGCAGGTATTGTTTGATTATGGCAATTGCCTCAGTTGTCTTACCCTTGTGTATCTCAGACAATTGTTCTTTCCACATATCCATATCAGCAATGGCATTCTTTTCCATAAGGCTATCTCCTTCAATGCCATATACGCTGTACCCTTCATAGTTTGATTTCAGAAGAATCTCAGCAGTACCGTGAATGCCGTCAGTTATAGTGTACTTCAGCAATGCTTCCTCGACATTGTATTTCAAGGACTTTCTACCATCTTTTGAAAGAAATTCCAATGTCACTAGTTTCTCAGGCGTATCTACTTCAGGTATTTCAATGACCTTTGCAGAATACAGACTATATCCTGTGCCTGCTCTCCTAACCTCATCCACCTTTACTCTAACAATAGCACCAATATCCACGTTTTCTTTCGTGTTTAGTGCTTTCCCAACCTTCAGGTAAGTCTTACCTTCGTACTCTGTGCCTGTGTGTTCTCTAGCCTCTTCCCCCGATAATGGGCCAACGCCAACAGTGTAAGAATACAAGTTGGACTTAGTTTTCTTCTTCTCCAACACTATTACATCTAAGTCAACGAATTTCTTGAATTTAATCCACTTAGGGTTTTTCTTAGTGCCAATGTAATAGGTTGATTCTATATCTTTTATCACTACCCCTTCTGAGGTTTTTGATTGCATAATGTCTTTTGCATATTTGTCTATTTCGCCTAACGAGTCTGCTATTCTCGTATTCTTTTTGTTTGGAAATTCTAGTATGTCTTCTGAATGCTGCGATAATTGGTACTGAAGTATGTTGATTCTCTCCCTCAATGGATTGTCCGTGTGGTCTTCTCCATCATGGGACATTATATCGAATACCTTGGCTTTGAGTGTAGCGTCCTTGTATTTGTTCTTGAACAAGTGGGCTATTGTGTCTGCTCTGTGTAGAGGTTCATCCCCATCATACAGTATCAATTCTGCGTCAAGTATCAAATCGCCAAATTTCTTCTGCTTCAATATCTTGATTATATCCTCGCACTTTTCAGAGATGTCCTTCTGATTGTAAGAGTATATCTTTACGTTGCCGTTTGTCTTGTGCATCTGTATTCGGATTCCGTCATACTTCTCCTGTACTACCCATTCTCCTGTGAATCCCTTCAATTCGTTTATGTCATCAATTTCAAAGATTCTATACATCGGCTTGTTAGGCACGATGAATTCTATCTCAGCCTTCTCTTCTTCGCTTTTCTTCAGGTCTAAGTCAACTAGTTCATCCCAATCTTCTTTTGATTTTCCCTCTAAGAACACCTTTTCTAGTAATTTCAACGCTGCCTCAAATTTATCCTCTACTCTATCATTGTCATCATTGTCATCACCATAATGCTCAATGATGTATAATGGTACATCCTTCAATGCTAAATCCAATCCTTCTGCACCTTGAGTAATCTTATCGGGCTTGAGGTCATGCTTCTCCCATGATTCTTCACTTATTGCTTCGGAGTCTGAGCGCAGCGCATAGTGTACGAACATGGCAAATATTGGAGGGGAGCGTAATAGATTAGCAATGACATCATCACCCATCTGCCTAGCGAATGGGTCATTTAATTCAGAAGAGTTGAATCTCATCTGCTTGATAGAATCATATAGTTTCTTAGCATCATATGACTCAGGGTTAAGTGCATTCTTGCTGAATACATCTTCCTCTGTTAGATACTTCTTTAGCAGTGAGGAGAATTCTCCCAACCCATCGAAATCCTTTCTTATTCTCTTTACGCTCTCCACCCAATTCTTTCTATATTCCTTTGGGTCTTCCTTTGCTGATAGGTAGTTATACCTAACATCTTCATAGAAATCCAAGATACGCTTCGCCAGTGCTTTGTTTTGCTTGCCGACAAAGACTGCCTTTAGAAGCATATCATTCCTTTCCAAACTCAGGTCTAATTCCCTCTAACGAGTCTACTTTCTCTTCAGCAGGTTTCTTCTTGGGCCTATCAACATCAACTGTTTCGCCTTCTAGTTCAACTGTCTCTTCTAGTGGCATCTCATTGAAGTTTAATATCTCTACTGCCTCTTTTGCTTTTGCTACGGCATTGCCTATCAATTCTTCAATCCTATCTTCTTTGCTTATCTTCTTTGGTAATAAATCATCCATTTTACATACTTCCTTCTATCTTTGAAACCATATCATTGATTTCCTTCCATTCCATCTTTGCTATCTTATCATCAGACACTGAGGCTTGATTGCCAACAATCGATGGGGTCGGTGTTGCAGCAACAACGAAGCCTGACTTCATCAGCAGGTTGTTATCATTATATACAGCACTCTCTAATTTCTTCACTTTCTCTACTAATTCTTTCATTAGTAATAACATCTCATTTTGTTCACTCATTTTTTTCATCTCCTAAATCTCCTTTGCTTTTTGGATATACTAGTCCTCTAAGTTGTCTGTATAGAGTTTCGTAGTCCTTTCTCAATTCAGATGCGGCTGCAATTAAGGAGACATTGGCCTCATCTATCTTATTCATTTTCTTGAGCATCTTCTTGTCCGACTTCATCATATCAAGTGACTTTAATTCTTTTACTAAGTCACTCATTTTGGTGAAGTCTTGACCCATATATTCACTAGGTTCAGAGGTTTGAATCAGTTTCTTTAGTTTCTTCTTTTGCTTAGGACTTACCTTTTGAAGTAAATCGCTGTCCTCTTTCAGTAGTTGGCTTTCCCATGTCATCTCCTATTCCTCCTGTTGTACCTATTTTCATTGAATTGCCCGTCGTCATCATAATCAGACTGTCTTCTACTAGTATCATAGTCTCCTGTGAAACGATGTCCTCCTACGGTGTCTCTTATTCTACCGTTCTTTGTCATCTTCTGCCAGTGCTTTTTACACACCCTAAAGCCACACATTCCACTGTCTGAGTATTGGTCATCGTAAGGGACTGAACACCAGTATTCTGCGCATTCTTTGCACTTGCCGGGAGTATCAGGATTGCTCTTTGACTTCCTTCTGTCGCTCATGCTACCATCAACTATGTATTCACATTCAGGGCAATCGGCAGTTTTCATGTCTTGGTCTTGCTCGTCTTTCAAATCAATAGCATCAATAGGAGCAATCCAAGAGAGGTCATCGTTCCTACTTCTATCCTTTTCATCCGGCCTAATGATAGTCTCCGGTCTTAGATTCTTTAGAACCTCTTTCCAGTTATCATAGCCTTTGACCCATCCTTCTGGTAATTCTTCTTTGACAACATGGTCATCATCGCCACAAGAATTGCACATATTTATTCCTCCTCTTCTCTCTTCATTCTTGCTTGCTCAAGGAACGGCTCAGATGCCTCTCTCATTGTCTCGGTAGTTGCCCTTCTGGAATAAGGATTTTCCCTATCCATACTTACTTGTTTATCTCCTTCTTCTTGTGCTTGCCTGACTCTTTTCTGCTGTGCTTCTTTGCTAGCCCTTTGATATTCATCTATGAAAGTGCTATCCACACTCTCTTCCTTTAGCGACTGTATGTATTCATCTACATCAGGAATGAAGCCTTTCATTATGCCTCGTTGTTCATCCACATCCTTCTTGTTCTCCATTATAATCTTTCTAATAGTCTCCAAATCCAAGTCAGTGTCTCTCTTTTCATCTGCCCCTAATGTCAGTATTCCCGACCAATCACTAGTTGCAGGTAGTTGATATCTGAATCCCTTTGCGCTAATGAACGCATCTAGTAGAACCATGCTTGCATCGTAATATATTATTATGCTCTCGTATAGTTTTTCCATCTGTTTAACTAATCTAACATATCCTTTCTTTAGGTGTTCTTGTAACTTGCGATTCTTTTCCTCTTCATTCAACTCGCTTATCTCAGGCGCATCTTCCAATAGAGTCTCCCAAGTTTCTTTTAATTCTGCTACTATATTGTCACCAGACCAATTGGGCATAATCATTCCTGTGGATTCATCTAGAAGTTCCTCATCAAGTAAGAACCTATCCGATAAAGCATCCCATGATATAGTCAACGTTGTAAATTTGTTTAGTAATTTTGATAAATCAGATTCTGTGTTCAATGCTAGTAGGTCTTTGTATTCTATATTGTCTGGATATTGACTTGATAGAACCTGTCTCGCTATTTGAGATGGATTTGTCTTTGCTGTTCTCAAGGACTGCATTATTTGTTTTACTTCCTTGGCCTTTACTCTCTTCAACTTTGGATTAATCTGCTTCATCTTTCTAACTACTTCTTCAAAGACACCCTGTCTTCTTAGTGCATTCACTAAATCAGAATGCATGTTTGTTCTCTCCCCCGAAATATTCAGGGTCATGTTGTATAGATATTTATTATTGAGCATATTATTTACTTGCAGTCTTGTCTCAGTGGAACTGGATATCTCTTCAGCATTCAATTCATCTATCAACTGCATCAATGCTTCTTCTTGATTGTTTAGTTCTCTTTCTTGTCTTTTGACTCTTTGCCGTATCTTAGGCAACAGTTTGCCTATTATCTCATCTGTATATTCTGACATTTGCAGTTGACGTAATGCGTTGGCTAGAATGACGTTTTCATTTTCCTGAGCACCTACTCCCTTTCCAGACAGGATGAGAAGTTCTTTTTCTTGCTTGCCGGTTTTCTGCTGCCTTTCTAATGATTCTATCTGTTGGCTTATCTTATCCTTCGCCTTCATTTTATCTTTATTACTCGCAACGATTGGCTCTAGTTTTTTGTATGCTTCTAGTCTTTTCTTGTAATTGGCTATTCCTGTTGAGAAGGTATCATCGTATTTGGCTTCCGTTCCTTTCTTTGAAGGCAGGTCATTTCTAGGTTTTATAGACAGTTTGTTCTTTTCTTTGCCTGACGTAAGCATTTCTTCTGGCAATACAGGGCGATATGAGAAAGTGCCTGTGAAAGAATCACGCATGAATCTTTTTATCGGACGGAGTTCTTTGTCAAAAGGTCTTATCTTTTCGTTTAATTCGCTTCTTCTAGTTTGGGCTTCTTCTCCCATTCCGCCTTCTAGTCCTTCCAGTTCTTCCTTGAACGGTTTTATCTTTTCATTCAGTTCATCAGCCTTTTCTTTTAGTTTCTCTAGCCTTGGTATTATTTTCTCAAAGGTTCCTATCCTATTCCTATACGGCTTCTGCTCAATCGAGTCAACTAACTTCAATTGCTCCTTGAGCGATTTGATTCTTTCTTTGTTTTTTTTCTTCTCTTCATTAGTCAATTTGTTATCAGACTTTTGATTCTCTTCTATCGACTTATCCACTGCCTGCATTATGGTAGGAACAGGTGCGCTTAGTCCACTCATTCCTTCTAATTTAGATACTAGTCTTCTATATAGTGGCCTAGATGTATAGTCTTCCTTTACGATAGGCATAGATTCCTCTATGATTATCGGTTTAGATTTTAATACATCCATGAAACTCATTCTTACCACTTGTTTTCTGTTCTTCTCTTCTGTTTCTTAGGTAGACCAATGTAATCAGGTATATCAGCCATTCCGGGCTTTTCCTTAATTACAGTCTTAGGGTCCGGCCCAATGTAATCAAGATTCCTACTTGGGGTAATCTTACGCTCACTGGCTTCTCTTCTTCTTGCATTAGCCAGTTCTTTCTCTAATTGTCTTACGCTTTTGTCGCTCATTTTCTTATCTCCTTGCTTCTTCTTTTATCGTCTGTATCACTTGTTCTTTAAATTCTAAGTCTGCATCCGCACTTAAATATTGTAATAAACTTTTGATTGCTCTAGACTTGTCCCATCTAGTTAAAGCCTCAAGAATGCCGTCTATATCTTCTTTGCTAAATCTATTCATAAATTCTTCAGGTATAAGTTGTTTTAGTTTTCTTTGTTTAACTCTATCTGTTGCCATGTTTGGATACTGTTTTCTTTTCAGTCCAGTTACATTATATTTCCATACATGATTAGAAAGGTTGTCTATCCTAGATTGCCTTGTTGGTGTAGAATTGTCATATTTTTTGAATAAAAGAGGGAGTGATTGAATGATATCCTCTTCCTGTGGTTCCATTCCATCTTCTTCATCAAAGTATAATCCCCTTACTACTCTCATGATATCTCTTTTGACTGAACGTATTCTCGACTCTATCCATCCTGTATCGCCGGGTAAGAGCCATATGTCTTTGAACGATTCAGAGTGTTGTTCAGGAGGTCTTGAGTATCTTTTCCACCAAGATAGAAGAGTCTTGAAATTGGAGGATTTCTTTAGAAGAACGGTTTCCCACATCAATCGGCCCCCCCTTCTTTTGCTCGTAATGCCTCTAGTTCTTCCTTCCACTGCTTGACCACCTCTAGGTGTTCTAGGTCTTTTACCATAGCAGTGACGATTCCCATTAGCCTACTCGCCTCTCTGTTCTTTTATCCACATTCTGATTACCTGCTTCTTTAGGCAGTCCTGTGAATCTTTGGTCTGGGCCTACGCTCATGCTAGGTTTGTTCCTAGTCTGTCCTTTGACTTCTGCTGGTTTTCCTGCTTCCTCTTTAGAGGGTCTTGTACCTGCTTCCATCATTTGACCTAATTGTGATTGGTCTATGTTGGTTCCCGCATAGGGGTCTAACTCTACTTCTTCGCCCTTACCTTTCTTTCCTTGTTGTACTTCTGGTGGGGGCTTCTCAAATGTGAATCTTCCTTCATCATCCATATCAACCTCGAACCCTAGATTCTTTATTGATGCAGCAATATTGACTTCAATCTCTCTTTTTCTTAACTTGGCTATTGCATCCTCTTCCTCGGATGGTGGTAGTTTCAATTGCCAGTCTGTGATGCCGAATTCCTTCGTTATAAACGGAAGAACATACTCGTTGTATAATGTCTGAGCCATTTCCACAGCCCTATTGGTGACAAGTATCTGCATACCTTCATTGTTCAATCCTCCACTGGCTGAATTGTCGGACATGAATATCTTGCTTACTCCGTAGAATGCTGATATTCTATCTCTCAAATCATCCTTTACAGAAACGTAATCCATTTCCTTCAGGCTGTCCATGAATTTAATCCACTCAATAGACCCCTTACCGTTCTCTGCCTCTATTCCCATAACAGGAATGAAGTGAGGGTCTTGTTCCATTTTCTCCTTGACGCCACGCCAGAATGACTTCATAGAATCTATATTTCTAGTCTGCACTGCAAGAAGTCCTCTTGGCATTCTGCTTTTGGAATAAGACGAGTTAACGTAATTCTCCATAGCGAGCAAGGTGGTTATGTGATTCCATAGCGTCAGCACAGGTGATAAGCCATACAATCTACTAGGGTTGTATTTGCTGAAGTGAAGAACCTCACCCTCGATGTAATACTGTTCTTTTCCATTTACTCTGTTAACATAATGAACAGGGTACATCATATCCCCGCACATCTCACAATGCCCAACAGGGTCTTCTGTGATTTGGTCCCGATGCTTTATGCAGGTGAATCCTGAGTTTCCTTTGTCTCCGTTCATATCTGAATGGATATGCATGGTTACAGGGTCGCCACGATATATTTCCCTTATCTTGTGCATTCTAATTTTACCTGCGTTGTCAATATAGTATTCCTTTACCAGTATGACATATGCATCATCCATGATGTTCAAGTCGTCCTCTAATTCCTTCAAGACATCAATGAATAGTTGCTCTGATGAGTTGACATACTCATCTAAGAATTTGTGAGCGTATTTCAACTGCGCCTTATCTGGTTTTTTGAGATTCATAGAATCGCAATCAGAACATTCCTTTACTGCGCTTTTATGTTCGTTTCCGCAATCAGCGCATTTTGATGTGAACTTCTCTTCCCATGTATATCCTCTTCTGAATATCTCATTCTTCAACTGCGTTGTGCATGTTCTAACTATTACCGAAGACTGAGCAACATGATAAAGTATAGGTGAAGTTATCATGTAACTTGTGTCTTTCTCTTGTATTCCGGGGTTGAATATCTTCCTATCCTCCGGCTTAGGGGTTCCCCTTCTAAATAAATTAGTCAGGGTAAATCTTCTTCTCTCTTGTACCATTTTTAGAACTCCATCTTACTGTTCTGTTCAAGTTTAGAAATATTATCTATATCAATATCCCATGCTTTCCAATCAAACTTTACATTATCGCTATGATTGTAATACTTCATTAATTTGAATAATTCTCCTTTTCTATCCTTATACCAATCTTCTTTCTTATTTTGTTTTTTAATTTTAATTAGTTCTAATAGAACTTTAGCATTCTTTTTCTTTAATTTAAAGTGTGGTAAGCATTTAGTTAGTAAATCTGTTATTTCTGCTCCTGAATAAAAATTAAGTCTGTTAATCAGTCTAGTGTCTTGAGGAGATTTCTGGTCTAAATGTAGCCTTCCCATTCCTATTGATTTATGCATCTCCAACATGAATGCCTTGCCTCTATTTCCTGTTGCTACTAAACCTACTCTTGGATTATGATTTTTATCCATTGTAATATATCCATCTGAATCAATAAATGCAGCAGTATAAGCCCAGATGTTCTTTTTAATCTCATCATTTATTTTATAATAAGCACCATCGACGCTTGTTATATTTTCATCCCTTGCCAACTTTGCTATTATCCTAGAAGAACTTCTTTTTTGTAGTTTCTTAGGTAATTGGTCATGTATCTGTCTAGCAGATATACCCGGATTAACACAAACAGAATCTAGGATGGCCTTCCTAATCTCGTCTTTAGGAGATGTGCTTATAGGGGTTTCCTTTAGCAATATTTTGAACGCTTTCTTTTCGTTTGTCATCTGCTTTGTTAGACTAGCATACTCTTTATTGAAAGGTATATCCTTCCTTTCTAAACTTGCTTCCCAGTATTTACAAAGGCTATCTACCATCTTTCTCCTTTTGTCTTCCTCTTTTACGAGATACAACTTATGCAATTTTTCTTCATCCAAAGTCATCGCTTGTAGAGGGACTTTGTACTTCTTAATCCAATGGATGCTATCTATGCACTTGCTGAGATGGTCGCTATACGCATCTATCAGGTTATCAATGGACTTTGTGAATTCCACTTTCGGGCTTCCCTTCAACGTTCTTCTGTAATGTCTCATCTCCTTGATGATAGAAGGGACATCCCTGCCCTTGATTAGATATCTTCTAGGGTAAGAGAACAATTCGTTCTTTGCCTGAGATAGATTCAATTCCCTCTCGCTGGCAAAGAGTTTGATTAGGTCATCATCTCCCATCAGTGGCTGTGATGCTAGCCAATCTGACGCATTCTTAGTATCGTCTATGGCTTCTCGCAATTTCTCTTCTGCTAGATTAGCCTCTTCATCAGCCTCATCCAATCTATCAGCAGTTTCTCTCATTTGCTCTGTCAATTCACTCATTCATATCACCCCTTTCAAAAGTTCAATCCTGCTATACCCATAGGAAGGCCAATAGAAGGCGTTTGTGGGCTATCAAATAATTCTAAGTCGTCAAGTAGCATAAAGGACTCAGAAGGCGTCTGACAGGCGGCATTTGCTAAGGCAAGGGCCATTACCAAGTCATCATGCGCTCCAACTCCCTCAAACTTACCAGAATCAGTGATGGAGAACATGGATAATTCCTCAATAATTGTCATTGTCATCTTCCTGCTGTTGTTATCCCCATAAGGTAGGTGTATTTTGTTATTCTCGAAATTCATCTGAAGACCCAAGATGATTTCTTGCTTTTTTCTCCTTGTTGTGTTGAAGTCTCTAACGTTCATGTCAGTTACGCTTCTCAATTCCTGAGTGAATGCCTTTGCAAATGTATTTGTCTCATATAGCACTACTTCAGGTTGGAATATCTGACCAATCAACTTAAGTTTCTCTATATTCTCCCTGAACTGCACGTTTTTAGCCCTATCAATGTGAACAATGGACTTATTCATGTTTTCATCCACCTCTAAGACCATGATTACATTGAAGTCGCCATCTGTCGAGATGGCAGGGTCAACACCAACGTAATATTTGTACCCTTTATCCCTTCTGTTTCCTAATCTTAGAATTAGATGCTCATTTTTCGCATTTTCTAGGTGTTCCTGACCAAATAATGCCGTTCCCGTCGAAATTGGTATGCACAAATACTCTCTAGTGAACTTTAGAGAGCCAATTTCTGCTTTTCTTTGCATCAGTGCATCATAATCCCATCTAGCAGGCCAAAGAGGGTCATTGTTCGAGTCTAAGCATGGGTATTTTCTTACAGTATATGCTGCATTTTCCTCTAATTGACTGAAAATATCTGTATATGTGAATGGAGTTCCTATCATCCTCAGATTTGCAGTATGGTGAAGGGTTGGTATCATATCTCCGAAGAACCAGTCAGTGACTCTATTGATTCCAGCCAGACTAAACTCCTTCAAAGGGTCGTCAATGATAATCTCCTGCGGGTGAAGACCACGAATCTGAGAACCTACTGACCTTTCTAATATAGAGTTTCCATTTGTCAACTGAATGTTTCCTATCGCCCATCCTCTTGATGGTCTGAACTTCTTTAGTTGTGGTATGTTGAAATATCTGTCAATCTCCCTCATGTGAACGAGTGTCTGCTTTTGGTTGGATGATATGTATAGCATCTGAAAGGGAGGCTCTTGGAATACTAGGTTCCATACTACCCATGAATGCATGAATACGGACTTACCGTGGTCCCTGCTACAAACAATGACGGTCCTATCTGTGTTCTCCATTGTTTCTAGCCATTCTTGCATGTAATCAGGGTACATCATACCCAAGACATTCTGAAAGAAATATGGAAATGAGTTCTTAGACAACTCCATATCCATTGCGTG